GTCCGTTAACAACGGAATTCCCACCCCGAGATCGGTCCAACCTAGGTAGTTAACCTAGTATCGGCCGACACTTAGACTCTCCCTCAGGCTAGCTATGATTGGCTGGCCCGACCACCACCCTAAAGGGGTGATCCCCACCCAAGTTTTATGCTGATCGACTTGGGGCGACCATAACGCTCCAAATGCTTAGCTGAGACCACGGGTGGCTTACCCATGGGGTCCTGCCTGTATGGCAGGGTGTCGGACTTCAGAGCGCTCAAGGTATTAGACTTGAGCCACTCTGCTGTGTCCAACCTCAGTAGGCATTTGAGGAGGGCACCAGGCCCATCGAGATTATCGACGGGCGGTTCGGCCTTCACTACATAGCCCCTAACTAGAGGGCTATGAAGACCGGGGTGCATTCTATCGGTTTGGTAACCGAGAGAACTAACCCTACCCAATACCGGTGATTCCGGCAAAACGGTTGGAAAATGCTTGAGAATCCTCTCAAGCTTAGAATCCAACCATTTGCAAGTTTGCCAGTAACCACTCATATAGAGTTGGTTCCGCAAACTCACAGCTGAAATCACTTCGATAGCGTTACTCCGATGTGTAGGGAACACTTGCCGGACACGAGATATACTTACATCGTGCCCATTAAAGTACTCCTTACCACAAGACTCTCTGAACCTTCCGGTCCAGAAAGACTTGTCCAGACCAACCCGAGCACCGAAATGCTCGAGCGTCTGCACAACGGAACGCACGTGGTCAGTGGGAACAATTAGATCGTCCCCAAAGACTCGCACCGAATCGGCGTAATCGAATAGATCACGACGACAAAGTGACTTGTTAAGCGATCTCTGAATCCCCACGAAGATCATGGTAGTAAAAACCATAGCCTCTATGGGAAAACAAAGTGCTGAACCCATCGACGCAAACTTCGAAAGGCGAATTACTTCGCCCGTAGGAAGTTTAGCCCGGCGGGATCTAGTTACGTCGACAGCCCTACTCAAATGGGGCCACCGATCGAACATAGATCTGACGAGCTGATTCGACACCCTATCGGAAGCATCGCTCAAATCGAGCGTTGAGGTTCTCTGATCAAGAGAACCCTGGTGAGCAAGAACCCTGTTGGGCTCCTGATCATCGAATCCGATAACCTTCTTAAGGAAGTTATCCTTATAGAAGTGATCGAGAAAACAGCCTAGAACCGCCTGCTGCATATATTGCATACAGGTAGGTTCCATGGCTATAACTCGTGGTGTCTTTAGCGTTTTAGGTACCAAGGTAACCTTTACAGGCACCTCGGCACCAGGTTCGAGGACATCAACTGACTCTAATTGGTCGTAATACTTCCAATTTGGAATCAGATTCTCGCCCATCGGAAAGATGGATTCGAGACGTTCGGTCCATACTGATTGATTATACTTCTGATTTCCAGAAATACGATCACCAGTAGATCCTGGACCGTGCTTAGGAACAACTCTCCCATAATAGACATCTCTGTCCATTTTGGTAAAGAGTCGACCAAAAAGCAAGTTTGACATTTCGGAAAACTCTTTGAGATCTCTCTCGTTGAGCTCCGAGTCAAACTTACGGACGTCCTGCTCACACTCGAGGAAATTCTGTATCGCGGAGCGATTCCTTGCTGGGGAGCAAGGTAACTCCATCTTGCCGAACGACATCGTTAGATATCGTAAGGCTTGAATTGAGTCGATACAAGGCTCTTCGAGTAACAAGCCACTACTCCGGTCGAACACACGGGAGAAGAAACCTCCGAGAAATCGGGGGAAACTTCCTCCTCTTTCACAAGTGAAAGAGGAGTGGATACCCACCTGCCCTTCGTCAAGCCATTTTTGGATGGCCTTTCCAAGGGAAGGTAGAGTTATCGTTAAAAACGATAACCCCTCATGTTCGATCCGACTCGTGACGGTTTTAATATCACGAGTGGCGCTAGTGCAGCATAGATCAGCGGATTCCTCCGCTAATCGGGACCAGAGTGACATCAGGCTTTTCATCAGCCCTCCTATATTAGGGGGATACTGAATCCATAGCCTATGGAACTCACGGACCTAGTTTGGGTAAAACCATAAAGGTTTTACTTGCGTAAGATTCTCCCTCCACTCCGTTACGATTTTATCGCTAACGTGAAGGGATAGGAGTTGCATGAGCTCTGCAGTAGATAGACCTGGAAAAATGGATTTTATCCACTCTTCAGCATCTATTACGGAGACATCCGAACCTAAATAGGCAAAAATCAGCATGCGACAAAAGTCGCGCACCGACATGCCGTTGGGCTCGGGTCTCTTCTTGGAACTCATACAGCTCTTGCTCCTTCCAAATGGAGGAAGAAAATTACAGAACTAGGTATCACCGAGTGAATATCTCTTTCGAGATAAACGCCATCTGTGAAACCAGATGAATCCCAATGGGATCCCTCTAGAATAACAGATCAATGACCCTTCTGGACGCGGCGAAAGTAACACATATAAAGACCAGCGTCTTATAGCTGATTCTAATATGAACGTTAATCTCACTGTCGTCCTTCGGGTCAAAATGGCTACCAGAAGGCACAATAACGGAATCAATAACATCGCGTATAGTAGACTTACGTCTACTTTTAGCAATGAATGGTTCCGGTACGTCCTTCTGATCCCCGCTACGACTCCCCACCAAGAAGCTTGGTGATGAGCGCATCCGAAGTGGCTGTGAACTGGGTTTTGAAGCCCGTGTAAACAGCCAGAGCCTCAGCCGTTGTATAGCCAGCGGGCGGAAGGTCAAACACGACATAACATGCCATGTTAACCTTCACGTTTTCCGCAGCCTTAAACGGATCTGAGGTCAACTTCGAGTGATCGATCCGAAGAAGCCTACGCGCCCTGCCCTGTTTAACGAGGGCATGGTTTGCAGACAGCTTCACAAGTCCGTCACCAGAAGTATAGGCCGACTCACTACCTGACGAGAAAGTTCTCGGCAGGGAGATTGTCGTCCCACTAATGGTAACAGACTGAGGATCGGCGAAAGCCATAGGCATCACTCCTAGGGCCCAGGTCTTGGGCCCCATTGGCGTTTGGTACAACACAGTACATCTATCGTTTACCCTTGCTTAATGCAAGGGCAGCGACAATGGCTGTCTGAGCCTTGTTCAAAGTGCTCAGATCATAACCGAACCCAAAGGGTGTAGCCTTCCTTCTTAACTTCCTTTCGGAAGTTAACACTATAGAAGGAGGACTATCATAAATGGTGACCCCGGACGCAAGTCCGAGATCACCGACATAGGTATAGACATCACGAACAGTTGAATGTTCCATGATGTATCCATACCTAAGCACAAGACCATACTGGCTTTGAGCAACAGCGTTATGTATAATATCGCCGGCGCTCGAAAACCAATCTACGGCCCAACTCCACGGTGCAATTGACCATACCGTCTCTGGTGTAAGGTCAAGGCCTAAAATCGACCTTGCCTTGGTAAGCGTACTTCCATATGTATCCGACAAGAAATTGTCGGGCAGATGGTAAGTAAACATACCGCTAAACCATCGACGGATGATAGTCTCACGACTACGAATCACTTGCCCCGTATGACCAACGACGGGATTACCTCCGTTGTACAGTAGTTGAAGGGCCACATGACTGGGGCCCCCAACAAATTGCTGTGTAGCAACGGTAGTAAAGTCCCGCGATTCTACAGGTGAAAACGACATTCTCCGGCGGACGCCCAAACCATTATCTCTGATAAGCTGACTTACTAGCGTATCAAAGTGAACGATACCCTCAGCAAAGCTGAAGATATCATTGGCTAAAGGCTTCCACCCGAACTCGGAGTTAAGATATTCCTTTCCGGCTGTCTGAGCCCGGATAGTTCTATCTTTCCATAACTGGTGGCCTACCAAGTGAGGCAGGCCATCCCGATATGCTTCGAGTAGTGCGGTAGCAATTCCCGCAACTGAATTCGTTGGAGCAGACTGAGCTATAGCCTTAGTTCCCCAGTAATTTAGTTCGATATCACTCGAACTAGCATACGGAGGGAACGACCAGCTACGGCTTCCAGGAATGAAAAGAGGCCCTCGATAAGAGAGCTGACTTTCACGCCCGGAACCTCCAAACCAGAGGTCACCGTCTTGCCATGGCAGAGAGAATGAGACGTTTCGCGGCTTAGCCGCTAGCGCCCACCTCTTCGACATGGTGAAATTGCCCCCCTGATCTCCTGTGAACGTAAAGTTCTTACGTCCACGATGGACATCATGGTTCTCGGACTCCGTTTCTTGAGTCCCCTGTAGATTACTCCAATAAAGCGAATCGCTCCAGGCCCTCCAAGGGTCCGGGGTTCCACTGACAATTGACTTGTCAGCGGTCCTCCGTACCTTCAGAAAGCCTGAAGCTTTAGTGGGTGCAGCGAAAGCTACATCCCTACGCTTCTTGGTAGACATTGGTCTAGGAGTTCCTTTCGGTCCTAGATGTAAACATACATCTAAACATCCATCCAACAATGGCCCTCTCCGGGAAGGAGAGAACCACCATAGGATGGAGAATGTACTGCACTGCGCCGGGGCCCCTCACGGG